CCATCGGGCTGGCCACTCCGGCCGCCCGCGGGTATGTAGACCGGGCCGCCGCCCGTTCCGACCGACATGCTCATGCTGAAAAGCTGCGGCTGGATGTTCTGATTGATGTACCAGTTCGCGTTCTGGAGCGACTGCGGGAACATCCTGGAGTACATTTTGACGACGTTTTCAAAGACGACCGTGGCCGCTTTTTGACCCTGTTCCTTGGCAACGCTGACCAGGCAGCCGGCATTCAAAATTCCCAAAGGCTGGCCTGCGCCGGTCCCGTTGATGATGGCGTCATCAATTAAAAATCCGAACTCGGACACGAACGCCTGACGGATGAATGATTCGAGCGCCGCCGCGTCGGCCAGAAGCTCGTCCGTCGCGTAGCACACGCCGATCAGCTTCTTCAGCGACAGCTCGATCTGGCGGAACTTCGGCTTCGAGGCGGTCTTGAGCGCGGCTTCGTCCTTCCAGTAGCCGATGATGCCGCCGGAGCGCGTAGAGGCCCGGCTGGTTTCATCCACGCCGTTGATCTTGATGCTGTTGGCGTTGCTGCTGATCTGAATCCGGCGGCACTTCGGGGCCAGGATGCCCGTCTGGAACACCTGCTGGAGCAGGTCGCTGGAGAAGTCCTGCTGGACAAGGAACCCGCCGTCTGACGGCGTGGTCTCACCCAGGCCTGTCGCGGCGCGGATGTTGAGCAGCCGCGGGTCCACATGGCCCCCCGGAGTCCCGGCCCGCACGGCAGCGATCAGCTGGTGGCCGAGTGTGGGGAACCGGTCCTTCGCGGATCGGTCTTCCTGCCCCTGGCCGGCGACCCTCGCACGGGGCAGCGGGGCGTGGCCCGGGGCTTCCATCTCCTTGCGGAGACGCTCCTCGCGCCCGTGGGGTCCCAGGATGGCGCGGAGGCCGTCCACCTCGTCCATCATGTCCTTCTTGTCCTTGATCTCGTCCGCCGACAGCTCCCGGTTCTCGGACTGGCAGCGGAGGTCGATGTCCTCCATCTTTTTCAGGAACCGGGCGATTTTTTCGCGTAATTCACTAATGGTGTTCATTTCTTATTTTCCTCCTTGTGCGGTTTGTTTTATCGCTGGATACTTTTTCTCATATTCCTCCAGCTTATGTAGCCACCTGTCACCCGTGCTGGTGTCGTCCGCGGAATGCTTTGCAGGCGGTTCCGGCGGCGTCCCCGTGTGCTTTGCCGGCGGCACGGGGAGGCTGGGGATGCGTTCGGCGATCTGCCTCAATTCTTCTTCTGTCAGCTCCTCGCCGGCCTTCAGCCTGGCGATGATGGCGTCAAAGGCGGCCCAGGGGTCCGGCGCCTTGTTTGGCTCCGGCGGAAGGGAGTGCCGCTGGAACAGGGACCGCACCTGGGCCGTCGTCTGCGGATAGGCCGGGTATGTGACGATCGAAACGTCGTAGAGCGTCACGTCGACCAGGACCCGCTCGTCCTTCTCATAATCGACCTCCTGCTTGTTGACGGAGAAGCCGAAGGACATCTGGTTCACGTCGCCGCGGCGCATGGAGACCAGCAGGTCGTTGGCCCACTGCGCCGGGACCGGGTCGATCTCGACCGCCAGGCCCGCGCTGTCCTCGCGGAGCTTCAGGCTCCCGGCCTTGTTGCGGCCCAGGACGTAGTTGGCGTCGTGGTTCCAGAGCGCGCGGATGTCGTTTTCCTTGACCGTCTTGGCGAAGGCGCCCGGCCGGATGGACTCGCGGAACCAGCCGCCGATGTCCGTCCAGGTGTTGAACATGGCCGCGTATCCGGTGATCTTCGGCTCTTTCTCGTCCACGCGGAACTCGGCCGCCTTCAGGCACCTCCTCTCCAGTTTTTCGTCGTCGTAGTACATCGTCAGCTCCTTTTCTCGTAGTCCGGCTGGATGGCCTTCTCCTTCAGGCTTTTCCCGTTCTTCAGGATCTGCTCGGCCTTGACCAGCATGGCGATGGCCTGCGGGATGGAGATCTTGTTATCCAGCAGGAACCGCAGCAGCATCTTTGTCCGCTCCGTTGCCTCCCTTGGCTTTGCCATCTCCCTCGTCTCCTTCCGCGTCCTGCACCTTGACGACCTGCGGCGCGGGCTTCTCCTTGCCGGCCTGGACCAGCGTCTGCATGTTCATCGGCACGAAATGCTCATCGCCGCCGGCGACCGGGTCGAGGTCCTCCTTCTCGCGGATCTCGTTGACGCTCATCGCGCCGATGTTCCACATGGTTTGATAGAATGACGCCCGGCTGGCGTTGTCGCCGCGCAGCAGGCCCTCGACGCTGTGCTTGTAGTAGAGGCGGCCCCGTCCGTAGTCCCCGCGGTCCCCGGCCGTCAAAAGCTGGGTGTTGTAGGCCGCCTCCAGGCGGACCAGCCACGGCAGGATGCTGTCCGTGACGAAGCTGATCTGTTCGCTTTCTATGTTGCTGAAGGATGATCGCGTGAGGTCTTTGAGCTTGTGCGGCGGCAGGTTGAACCACCGCGCCACCTCCGGGATCTGGAACTGCCGTGATTCAAGAAACTGGCTGTCGTTCGGCGGGATGCCGTACTTCTGGACGCTCATCCCCTCCTCAAGCAGGAGCAGCTTGTGCGTATTGCCGAGGCCGGAATAGGCGTTGACCAGGGATGTTTGTAAATTGTCATGGGCCTGCTGCGAAAGCTTGCCGGGATGGCTGACGATCGCGCCCAGATGCGTCCCGTTGCCGAAGTACCGCGCCCCGAACGTCTCCATCGCCATGCCGAGGCCCAGGGACTTCCGGGCGATCGAAACCGGCGAGTAGCCGACGAAGCCGTCATAACCGAGGCCGTGGACGTGGAGCATTTTGTCCGCCGGCAGGATCACTTCCGGATGTTGGTCCAGTCGGACCCGGTATACCAGGCCGCCGGCGCGCATCTCCGGCTTAACCCGGTGCGGCGGGACCGGCCAAAGCTCCATGACCTCGCCATAACCGTTCCGGACGATCTCCGCGTATCCGTTTCCCCAGGTCAGGACGTGCGCCATCAAAACCTCGCGGCAGACCAGCGCCGTCATGTACGGGTTGGCGCGATCGTGCATGACCTCGTAGGCCAGACGGTCGTCCGCCAGGCGCTTGCGCTCTCCCTTGCGCTGCATCAGGTGCAGGGGCAGGGACGCGATCGTGCCGCTGATCAGGTTGACCGCACACCAGACCGCGCTGTACGTCAGGGCCGTGGATTCGGTGACTTTCTCGCCGGAGAGGGATTGCGAACCGATGAGGTTCCAGAGGGACTGGTCCCAGGCCTTCGGATCGGTCAGGGACATGCCGCGCTTGAAGTATTGCTTGATCCTGTCGAAAAAGGTCAAAGAAAAGCCGCCTTCGCAGATTTCGCTCTGGCGGGTATTATGAAACAGCGATATGAATGATTGCTACGTCAGGATTTCCGCATTTTTCCGCAAATTTCCAACTTTTTCAATCTGGCCTTCTCAAAAGCCGGAATTTCAGGATGGACTCGCGCGGGATGAAGATCGTCCCGGTCGGCTTCTCCGCATCCAGTTTCCCGTGCTCGATCCACAGCCGGACGGTCCGCTCATGGACTCCGAAGTAGGCCGCCGCCTCGCTGACCCGGAGCAGCTTCTTTTCAGGCAGGTCCTTCGCGATCTTTTCAGGCATCTCCACCCCCCTTCGTCAGCTCCTTCCGGCAGTTCACGCACAGCAGGACGGCCCGCTGCGCGTCCAGCTCCTTCCCCGTCGGCGACATCAGGGCCGACACGGTATAGACCACGACGGCCGGCATGAAGTGCCTGCAGCCGCACTCGCAGGCCAGCGGCGTCGCGTTCGTCACGTCCACCTGGAACGTCTCGCCCGGCCGGATGCTCTTCATCTGGACCCCAAGGTCACGCAGTCTCTTCGCCTCGCCCATCGCTGTCCTCCTTAATCACATCATCCAAATCCTCTCTCGCACATCCAAGATGTTCACACGCTAGCCCCCTGCTGATTATACCATGAGACAGGCAGAGGCGTACCAGCATCAGTATGTCGCGTTCCAGCCTCTTGTTTTCTGCCCATAATTTGTCGATCCTCTGCTGTGCCATTGCTGGTGAGATTTCCCATGAGTGGCTGTCAAGTTCTTCTGTCAGCCGCTCAATCTCCATGTCCTTCTCCGCAATGGCGGCAAGGTGGTCTGAATACTCCACCCAATCCCCGTCTGGGTCGGTAACCATAGATTGGTTAGGTGACATCTTCCATCGCTGAGTCATCGCTGTCCTCCTTATCCTCGGGTCTCAAATGACCGTATTTACGGGGGTCGGCGTGGAAATGCTGGCCCCGCTCCCTGCGCACGTGTTCGCCCTCGGGGTGGCCGGGAAAGTAATCGTCAATCCACCGGAGCGAAAAGTGACAACGCCCATGCGTGTCGGTCGGCCCGTGATACTCAATTTGTGTATCCATCGCTGTCCTGGTATTCATAGAACATCAAATCTTTTCTTCCATGCAATTCCACGCCCTCGGAAATGCGGGAAGCGGCTATTCTGGCGTCGATCATTTATCAAGAACATTATGTTCGCCCGCAGCTCCTGCCAACTGAAGTGCTGAATTGGTTGGATGGTAAGGAGGACAGAAATGGATGAACGTAAATTAGATAATCTCATTGATCTTGTTA